AGAGAAGAATGTGATTTAGTAACAGGAGAATGTTATACAATCAGAGAAAAAGACGGAATTGTAGAAAGAATAAATAAAAAATACGTTACAAACGACGGTAGACAATTATTACAAGATTAAGCCATGTTAGAACAAAAATTACAAGAAGAATTAAATCGTTACAAAGCCATTAACACATATGGTAAAACGATGATAATGGAACAAGCAGCACCTCCTCCACCGGCACCTGAAGATGCACCGGCGCCAGACGCGGGAGCACCTGCACCTGACGCAGGAACTCCACCGGTAGACCCAACAGCAGGAGCTGCACCAACAGACCCAAGTGCACCAGCACCTGCGGGAGCTTTACCTGAATCTGATACACAAGAATTAGATATTACTGATTTAGTTGATATGACAAAAAGTATCAAAAAAGATTTGGAATCACATACACAAGACAATAGTTCTGTTATGAATAAAATGGATGATGTTTTTACTAAACTTAATGATTTAGAATTAAAACTTGGTGAAATGAATCAAGTTATTTCTAAGATTGATGAGTTAGGTGCTAAGATTGAACAAATGAAACCAGAAACTCCTGTTGAAAAATTGGAAATGCGTTCATTAGATTCATATCCATTTAATCAAAATCCTAAGGAGTTTTTCAATCACAAACAAGATGAGATGAGAAAAACAGGTAAAAACGAGTATGTTTTAACTAAAGATGATGTAACAAATTACGATTCACAAATAAACAAGTCATTTAATCCTCAGGAAGAAGAAGATGAATATAGGTTCTAAAATAAAGTTCTTAATAGAACTTCAAAATCAAACTAAAATTAATCATTGGCAAACTAAAAGTTATGCGAGACATAAAGCATTTGACAAACTTTTTGATGGTTTAATTGATTTGACGGATACTTTCGCAGAAGCGGCAATGGGAAAATATGGTAGATTTAAATTAGAAGAAGATGATAAAACAATCAATCTTGTCAATTTAGGTGAATTGGATTTAAAAGAAATGTTAGAAACTTCTAAAGATGCTTTAATTCAATGGACCGAAGAATTTGACCCTAAAGATACTGATTTAATGAATATCCGTGATGAAATTTTGGGATTACTTAATAAAATAACATATCTATTAACATTAGAATAAAAAAAACATAAATAAAAATGCAATCAGGTTCAGCAGCAATAATAGCTTCAAACGCAACTACAGGTTCTTTATCGTATATTGATACATTAGTATCAGGTGCAACGGCTCAAGGTCTATATCAAATTACAGTAGATAGTCGTTACATGAATATGACAATGGCGAGTACATTAATAAATGTATATGGATATAATGTGTTCCAACAAAATAGTTACAATGGTACAGATAATGATTATGTAATTAGTTGGTTACCGGCACCGACCCCTACACCAACACCAAGTAATACTCCAACAAATACACCAACACCTACTCCAAGTGTTACATCAACACCTGCAGCACCAAGTCCAACACCAACACATACGGCAACGTCTACAATGACACCAACACCAACATTAACACCGAGTTCAACGCCATCAGCTCACGTTGCAGGTTTGGATTTTACAATAGAATGGTGGATGAAAGTTACAAACTGGACATCACCAACATATCACCCAAGACCATATTCACTTGGTACAGCTCCAGCACCTAACGCAGTATCGATAGAAGGTGGAGGTGATCACATATTTTGGTGGACAGGTGGAGGATATCAAGTGGATTTTGCTGGATTAGGTCTACAAAATAGTACTTGGTATCATTTTGCGGTTACAAGAAACAATGGTCAGTTAGCAATATATGTAAACGGACAAAGAAAGGCAACATCAACATATAATAACGCTATACCATCAGGAGGTAATGTTTTAATGATTGGTGCGGAACCTAACGGAGCGAGTGCTCAAAGTAATGTAAATGGTTTAATGACAAACTATAGATGGAATACAAGTGTTAAATACACAGGAACATCATTCACAGTTCCAACATCACCATTAACGTCTGATGCAAATACTAAGTTCTTAATGTTGGCAACTGATAGTGGTCATTTAACAACAGATTCATCTACTTACAATAGAACTATTACAAACAACGGAGCAACTTGGAGTTCAGATTCTCCATTTGTAAGTGGAGGTGGTAGTGTGAATTTTGCAGGAACAGGATACTTTACAGTTCCGGCTTCTTCAGATTGGGATTTATAATAAAAAAAAATACTTTTAAAATAATTGAACCCAGATTTTATAGTCTGGGTTTTTTTATGTATATTATAGTATAACAATTTTAATAATTAAATTTTAGACTATGAGTACATTTGACGCAGTACTTGCTCAGTACGAACAAAACAAGAACGCCGCAAGCGGCAACGCAAACAAGATGTCTTCTGAAGACAGATTAAAACGTTATTTCACAACCGTATTACCAAAAGGTTCTAAAGGTGAAGAAAGACGTATCCGTATCTTACCAACTAAAGATGGTTCATCACCATTTAAGGAAGTATTCTTCCACGAAGTTCAAGTAGACGGAAAATGGGTAAAATTATATGACCCAGCACAAGAAGGAAAACGTTCACCATTAAATGAAGTAAAAGATGCTTTAATGGCAACAGGGGTAGAATCAGATAAAGAGTTGGCAAGAACTTATCGTTCTCGTAAATTCTATATCGTTAAAGTAATTGACCGCGACCACGAGTCTGATGGAGTTAAGTTTTGGAGATTCAAACATAATCACAAAGGTGATGGTGTTATTGATAAAATCTTCCCAATCTTCCGTAACAAAGGTGATGTTACCGATACTGAAAAAGGACGTGATTTAATCTTATCATTAGCTTTAACAAAATCAGGACAAGGTAAAGAGTATACTGTAATCAATTCAGTATTAAACGACGACCCAAGTCCATTACATACAAATGCTGATGTTGCTAAAACATGGGTAGATGATGAATTAACATGGGCGGATGTTTATTCTAAAAAAGGTGAAGATTATTTAGACATGGTTGCTAAAGGTGAGGTTCCACGTTGGGATAGTAACAGCAACAAATGGGTATCTAATTCCACATCTGAAGAAACTTTTGGTACTACTAAATCTTCAACACCAACAGTTGATCCACAAGATGACGCTGATGTTGATGGAGATCTTCCTTTCTAATTAATAATGGAGGGGTGGAGATAACGTCAGAAACCCCATTTTTAAAAACAAATTATGGCAGGTATTAAAAAAACAGATTTTTCGGCAATCAAGAAGAAATTCTCTAAAGAGGCCGAATACAAACCAGACCGTTTCTTCGATTTGGGTGATGCTTTCTTAGATGCCACAGGTATACCAGGTCCAGCAATGGGTCATATTAATATGTTGTTAGGACATAGTGATACGGGTAAAACTACGGCATTGGTAAAGTCAGCGGTTGACGCACAGAAGAAAGGTATTGTTCCTGTGTTTATTATTACTGAACAGAAATGGAGTTGGGACCATGCAGAGTTAATGGGTTTTGATAAGAACGGAGATTATCTTTTCAATAGTGATTTTGAGTACATTGAACAAATCACAGATTATATCAATGAATTATTAGATGCACAAGAGAAAGGAGATTTACCACATGATTTATTAATCTTATGGGATTCTGTAGGTTCAGTTCCATGTAAAATGACTTACGATGGTAAAGGTGGTAAACAACACAATGCGTCGGTTTTGGCTGACAAAATTGGAATGGGTATCAACCAACGTATATCAGGTTCAAGAAGAACAGATAAACCTTATACGAACTCCTTAATCATTGTTAATCAACCTTGGGTAGAATTACCTGATAATCCTTTTGGACAACCAAAGATTAAGGCAAAAGGTGGAGAAGCAATTTGGTTAAACTCAAGTATCGTTTTCTTGTTCGGTAATCAAAAAGGAGCAGGAACAACAAAAATCTCTGTTACTAAAGACAAGAGAAAAGTAAAAATTGCAACAAGAACTAAAATCTCTATCATGAAAAACCATATCAATGGTTTGGGATATGAAGATGGACGTATCTTGGTTACATCACACGGTTTTATGTCAGGTAGAGAAGATGGAGACGAAAAGAAATCCATAGAAGAGTACAAGAAAACATGTGGTGATTACATCAGTAAGATGTTAGGTGTTAACGTTACAGATATCGCAGACGCAGAAGTTGTAACAGAAGATTCAGATTTATAAAAATTTTAAATGTCGGTTTTACTTGTTGACGGAGATAATTTACTTACGATTGGTTACTATGGGGTTAAAAACGCCTATCATAAAGGGACACATATTGGGGGAATTTATCATTTCCTTAATACTCTTAGGAGAACGTTTGAGTTATACAATTTAGAAAAAATCGTAGTATTTTGGGACGGTCAAGACGGTTCTCAGAATAGAAGAAAAATATATGTCCACTACAAGGAAAACCGACGTTTAAGATTACGTACAGAGGAAGATTTACATTCATATTCATATCAAAGAGATAGGGTTAAACAATATTTAGAAGAATTATTTGTAAGACAAGGTGAGTTTGAATTTTGTGAAACTGATGATAACATAGCTTATTACACACAAAACTCACCAAATGAAAATAAAATCATCTATTCATCAGATGGAGATTTATTACAATTATTATCAGAAAATACACAAGTTTACAACCCAAGTCATCAAAAACTATATAAACAAAACGATACGATTGTTTACAACCACGAAGAGATTTTAATTGAAAATGTAAAATTGGTTAAGATGTTATGTGGTGATAGCTCCGATAACATTGCAGGTATTAAAGGAATGGGATTGAAGAGATTCCTATCTCTTTTCCCTGAACTTAAAACGGAACATCTTTCAGTTGAACAAATCAAGAGTAAATGTAATGTCTTATTTGAACAAGATAAACATAATAAGTTACTAACCAATTTACTTACAGGAGTAACCAAATTTGGTGTATTCGGTGAAGAGTTCTTTGAGGTTAATAGTCGTATCGTTAGTTTAGATGAACCATTTCTAACAGATGAAGCAAAAGAAGTAATCAACCTTTTAATAAACGAACCATTAGACCCTGAAGGAAGATCTTATAAGAACACAATGAAGATGATGATGGAAGATGGATTATTCAGTCTATTACCAAAATCAGAAGACGCTTGGTTAAATTTTTTAAATCCATTTATGCGTCTAACAAGAATAGAGAAGAATTATAAAATAAAACAACATAAAATAATAAAAATTAAAAACTATGAGTAATCAATTAGACATTACAAAATTTGAGTTCTTATTGACTTTGGAAGGAAACATCATTTGCCAAAGATTTTTCAATGTAAAAGACCATGTTGAACAAGCGAGACGTTCAATGGATTTACACTACTATGTAAAAAATATTTGTGAAGATATTTCTTACGATTTAAAAATAAAAAGTTCCAATTATCTATGTGAAAATCAAAACTATATCCTCAATTCAGAGAATGTGGAAGATTCAATTGACGGGCAAAAAGAACATTTTTTATTGGAAATTAAGCTTGGTGATGATGTATTTATTTCAAGAATATTTCCGGCGTACTACTACCATCCAAAGGTTAGATACACAGTTGATATTCGTCCAAGACTAAAAAGAATTTTGTCAGATTTAACAGACATTTTGTCTTCAGAAGAATTGGAAACAAGCTACTTACAATACGAACTATAATTAAAAAACTATATATACTACTACTATGGAAGAAAGGAATTTTGGGTATTTGGGATTTTCGTTTCAACAGTCCCTTATCAAAGCAATTATTGAAGATAAGAAATACGGAGAAACAATTATTGATGTATTAGAAAGTAAGTTTTTTGATAATAATTCATTCAGATTTATTATGGAAAACACAAAGGAGTTGTATAAAAATTACAACAAAATCCCTGATTACAATACATTGGCACAGAAAATCATGGCTGAAGGTGGTAACAAAGATTCCTCTAAAATTCATGTAGATACATTAGAAGCAATTAAAAATAATGAATCCCAAATTGAGTATGTAAAAGATACAGCACTTAATTTCTGTAAACAACAAAACTTAAAAAGAGAGTTAAAAAGTGTACAGAGTATTATTGAAAGCGGTGAGTTTGAGGCTTACAATAAGATTGAAGAAATTATTCAAAAAGCATTACAAGTTGGTATTGCAAACGATGAAGCTACAGATGTATTTCATGATATTGATGGGGCGTTAGAAAAAGACTTTAGACACCCATTACCGACAGGTATTGTGGGAATTGATAATTTACTTAAAGGTGGACTTGGAATAGGAGAATTGGGTGTTGTATTAGCACCAACAGGTACTGGTAAAACTACCTTACTTACTAAGTTCGCTAATACTGCTTATAACTTAGGTTATAACGTGGTTCAAATATTTTTTGA